GTCCGGGCTGCAGCCGGTCGGCATCAGCGTGTAGCGCAAAAACCCGACCTTTTGCAGCTTAGCATCGGTCTCGAATGCATATTTCATCAGGATCTCGTCCTCCTCTTCCTTGCCGCGCTCCATGTGCGCGTTGGAGTAGGTCTTCATGACCTTGCCGCTCACGATCTCAGCCGCCAGTTGGCGCCGATACTTGTTGCGCATCTTGCCTTGGCCCTGTGCGAGCACATCGCCATAGCGGCTGGCGGTCGGGAGGCCACGACGCGCCTCGCGCCATTCCGGCGATCCTTGTTCACACTCAATGATCTGATACCTAGCAGCCGTCATCGCGGCGTCCCTCCTACTCCGTACTTGACCATGTTGACGAGCTTGGTGGCAAGCTCGGGCTCCGTAATGAACTTCCGATCTTTCGGCAGCTTGCCTTCATCGCAGTCCCAGGCGCCGACATCAAATTCATCCTCCATGAAGTGATCGAGGCCGGGCACAGTGACAGTGACATCGTAGTCATTCCACGTGAACTCTTTCGCTCCGCGATACTGCATCTTTACGACGGTGCCGTCTTCCTTGGTGTAGGGCGCGACGACATGGAAGATCCTCACACGATGCCCCTTCGAGTTGGTCACGTAGTCGCGGTCTTTGAAGAAGTAAGACATGCGCCTGGAGTCGACGTTAAACACCGCGGCGATATCGTTCTTTTGGACTTTCACACGGACGTCGCCATAATGCGCAAACTCAACTGCCTGCACGAGCATGGTGAACAGATGGCAGAGATGGGTGCTGGGATCGAGCCCCCACTGTGATGCCCAGTCTCCGTATTCCTCCGGGAAATGCCAATGATGATCAGGTATCTCGAAATGCCCCAGGCCGCGCTTCACCTTGATCGAGATCATCTGGGTTTTGCAGGTCCGCAGCAGCTGGATGTGGGTGCCGGCAGGATCGATATAGACGGCAAACTCGGTCGGGCTTCCCCACTTGACCTTTGGGTTATCCGATCGATCCCACCACACAACGACCTTGTACAGGTCGCCTGCTCCGACCGGCTGACAGTAGCCGGGACGCTTGCTGTACTTCATGTAGTACAGGAAGCGCGGGATGATCCACTTCGCAAACCGTCCGCTGTTGTCCTTGTGCTGCGCTTCCCATGCCTCTGCTCGCGGGTTAGCGCCATAGGCGACGCAGCCGAATGCCGGCCTCTCTCTTTTGAACATCGAAGGTAGATAGATCTGCTTCCTGTAGCTCTCCATCTCCTCGGGCGTCATCTTGTGGATGTCGTCGTGCTCCAGGCCGCGCTTGGTCATGCCCGTTGCCATGTATGGCAACAGCTGCATGCCGGTCTGCTTGTAGTGGCCATAGGCTGAGGGATCGAGCTTCTTCATTCGCTTAAGATAAAACTCATAGCGCGGCAGCTGGTCAGTCAGCGTATCGCGAAAATTGAACTGTCCGTAAAACTCGGACTCCTCGTAGAGCACCTCGGGCTGGGCTTCATCTTCGTCATAGTGCTCCGAGATGAAGAAGTTCGCCGGCTCGGGGCGCTTCATGACATCCGTCGTTGGCACAGCCGGCGCCTTAGGCTTCCGCGGTCCGCGCTTGATGGGTGTGGGCTTCTCTCCCTTCGGCTCGACCCATTTATCGAATTTCATTCGGGCCTTCTCTAGCCGGCGGTACTCTGAGTTAGCGGCTCTTCGTTCTGCGCGCGTCATTGTGGACGCCGGCTTCGATGAGTCCATCGTGGATGCCGGCTTTGATGAGCCCGGCACCTCATAGCCTGCGCCCAGGCGATCGTCATCCTCCGGCGGCGGCAGTCTGCGGATCGGCGGTGATGTCGGCATGTCCGGCTGCCGGAACATCGCTCGAAGCCAAACCGAGCACAAATGCACAAAATATTCGATGGCGCTCATCTCATAGGTCTCCAGTGGTCATGACATAGGCTTATCGCCAGGGAAGTCGGACTTTGCTTTATCCTGTTCTCTGGCTTTCTTTTTGCGCAGCAGCTGGGCGCGCGCCTCCTCGAACCGCAGGGCCGGGATGTCGACCAGGGAGTCGACCTTGAGCATGGCGCAGAAGCGGGCGAGATCCGCGCCGGCCTCCTCTGCCAGCTTGATCAACTCGGCATGCTGCTCGGGGCTGAGCGTAGGCTGTGGCTCGCGCCTGGGGCCGCCGTCGTCATCCTCGCCCCTCGTGACAATATTCAGCAGCAGGAAAGCGGTATATCGCTTGCCGTAGCTGTTCGTGCTTCCGACCGCCTGCACAGGGTTCTTTGATCCCGTCGCGTCATGCTGCAGGGTGATGGTCGTTTCCTCCCGATGCCCGCTGCGAGCCAGCACGCCGGTCACGGTAATGCGCCCGTCAGCTGCGAGGCCTGTTCTGAACGAGAGGGAAAAAAGATACTTGCGCAAGATGGGCCGCAGCACATCCATGACGTCTTCCCAGCGCGGATAGGCGGTCGACTGCTCGATCACGCCCGTCCTTTCCCCGGTCTTCGGGTCCTTTTTGCGGATGACGAGCCGGCCGTTGCGGTCGACCTCCGGAAGCTCCGCCTGCATCTCCGCCAGCGCGTTATCAAAAGCGATGCGCGCAGCGCGATCCTCCATGTGCTCTTTCAGCGTCACGAGCTTTTCGAATTTCGCGACATTCATACGTGGATCGGCAGCCGCTTTGATGATGGCGTCGTCATACTGCTGGCTGGTAGTGATCGGCACGACCTTGCCGCGGCTTCCGGCCCCATAAGGGTTCGCGATCGTTATAGCTTTCGTTGTCCTCTTAACCATGCCTCACCTCCTATTTGTTCGTAATTGTCAGCCGCCATCATGGCGGCCCTGAGGCTGATCGTTCGGATCGCCCCGCCGCAGATGCCGCCCTGGGGTCCATTCTCGCCAACCCACCACAATGGCATGTTGTCGGCGCCGTCAAATATCGTCAGGAAGCCCCGTCCGCAGAGGTCACAGATGGTGACCTTTTGAGTTAGCGCGTCCGTCGTTTCGCCGATCGTTGGAAGGGTCGCGAGCAGATCCTCGACTTCTGCGCAGATGATGGGCTCTCCAGCTTGCGGAATTTTTTCGCCAGCCATGTATCTGATCCTTTGCTCGTGACAGTTCGTTCTGCGCCGGGCTGTCGTCCAGTAGTCTTGTGAAGGTGATCATCTCTACCCCGGTAGATGAGATAGCGAGGATCATTAGCATCAGGTATGTACCGGCCTGTACGCCGAGATGTGCGTCGTAATACCAGAGCCGGATCATGGTCTAGTTCATAGGGCTGACCGCGGAATAGCCGATCGAGCAGCCACCTTACCTTGCCCAGCTGGGTGCGGTCATCACAGTAAAAATGATACTGTTCGACGAAGATCTCGCGCTCCTCCTCCGAGGTGAACCTAGAAACGTCAAAGGCCTGCCGTTCGAGAACGGCAAGCCTGACTTTGACGGGTATGTAGGGACGTCTCAACGAGTTACCCCCTTCGTCCGGAAGCCGATCTCCGCGCCGCGCAGCTGCCGCACGTGACCGGTGGCCTTGGCGAAGCCGCGCAAGGCTTTCTCAAGCTCTGCGTCCGTGAAGTACGGCAGCAGGGCCGCGATATCCAGCTGGTTACGATCGACCAGCACGGCGTACCCTTCGCGTGCCGACGTCAGGGTGACACCGCCACCGTTGGCGTCGTTGCCGCGCACCCGCACCAACTCGGCCGGCTTGACCAAGGTGGCCAAGTGGGCCTCCTGAGCCTTGACGGCCGCCAGATCGGCCTCGGCCTGGGCCTGGGCCTGCTTGCGGGCAGCTTCCGCCGCTTCAGCAGCGCGCTCCAGCTTGCTCGCTTCGGACCGAGCGCGCGTCAGAGCACGTTCTGCCTCCTGAGCCTCTTCCTGCAGCTTGCGCAGCCGGGCCTGTTCGATCGCAGCAAGACGCTGTGCCTCGTGGCGCTCGGCGTCCAGGCGGGCCTGTTCGGCGATCCGCTTCTGGTCCTGGTAGGTGTCGATCCTGTTCTGCAGGACGTCAGCCGCACCGGGCTTCGCCGCGCGATCGTTCTTGTTGCGCTTCGCGAGCTTGTCCCGGAGATCGAAGAAGAAGGTATCCACGCCCTGCTCCGCCCTCAGATAGGGCTGCTTTTCGGCGACGCGGAAGGCCTCGACGCGCTTGTCGAGATCGCGCAACTGCTTGATCACGGCGCCAAGCTGCACTGCCGTCTGGTCGCTGTCGACGACCTTGGGCTGTTCGCGGGCGGTGTTGAGGACCGTATCGACGCCGCTGACGGTCTCGGCATAGTCGAGCGCGAGGCGGGTGGTCACGATCTGGGCTTGGTCGACGCCAATGTTGTCGCCGATCACGGCGCGCGGGTTGATGAATGTGTCGGACATGTCAGGCTCCAATGAGAAGGGAAAAACCGATGATGATGATGGTGAGAATGACGGAGTGTGCCAAGCACACTCCGATATCGGTGAGTAGATCACGCATGGTCGGCAGCGACGTGCACTCGGAAGCAGTGAGCCTTGCTCACGAGCTGGGGGCGGTTTCCGCTACCTTTGCGGTTAACCTTGGGCGTGAAAACCTTGGTGGCCTTGTTGAAGCGGCCCTGGACACCGAGCCAGACATGGGCGAGATCCGGGTTGCCGGTCTCGCGGACCTGCCAGAACGTATTGTTGGTCAATTCGATGATGAGGGTGGGGAAGTTCATAGCGTGATGCTCCTGTGCGAGCCCCGATGGCTCATGGGCTCTACATAGGGCGACTCGATGGCCTTGTCAACGTCACGTTGACCTAGTAAAAGTTATCCACATGGAAAAGCGGCGCAGGCGAACACGGGACGAGATGGCGTATCACCGGCTCCTGATGGCTGGATACACGAAGATGGCGCTTGCCGATATCATTGGGGTGCGCAAGCAGGCGATCAGCCGCTGGACGACGGTGCCGCTAAAATACGTCCGCACCATCTCAGAAGCCACTGGCATTCCAAAGCGGGACCTGCGACCATCAGACTACGCGTAATTCGCGGCCAGAAGC